TTGTCAGCGACGATCCCAGCATAACTACCTGACGACTTGTAACGAATCCCTAGCGTCGCACTACCAAATACATCTAAAGGGTTAAACGGCGTACCCGCTACACCAATTTTTCCGTCACTTGCAACAAACAACCTCCCAGTGCCATTAGTCGAGATGGCTACGTTATTTGCGGAAGGTAGATAAACGCCGTTGGTGGGGACGCTGCTGCTGGTTGGGATGAACGATGCAGCCGTGCTCGTGCCAGTGGTGACGACGTTCTGGCTGCCGAAGTTGGGGCTGATCTTGGTGCCAGCAATCGCGGCGCTGCTGTCCACCATTGCATTGGTCACTAGGGACCAATCGGTGTCGTAGTTGGTGCTGCTCGCCTTCCGAAGCACTTGGTTGGCTGTGCCGCCAGTAGGAAGATTGCTGCCCGTGGCGCCTTGGACGCCTGGAACTGCCAGCACAATCTGCGTGTCTTGCTGGTCAATGACCGCAATCTGCACTTCGGAAGACATGGATCAGTTCCGCGAATAAGTACGTTGCACGGTGGCAACACCCGTAAGCCAATAGTAACGCTCACCGCCTGCGGTAGTCAGACTGATGTCGTAGCCATAGCGCCCGACCTCGATAGCGATTGTTTGCTCGGGAGTTAGCGAAAGCTGGAACTCGCCGTTTGCAGCACTTGTAATAGTGCTTGTAAATTGCACCGCAGGGCTTAGTGCTTCGTTGGTAATCAGTGTGCGAATATCAGAATCAATTTCATAGCTCGTCAAGTTAATAGGTTCAGCAACATAGAACGTTCCAGTGGCTGTGCCGGTCACACTGATGGAGCTGCCGCCGCTGCTGGCGGAAACTTGAAACGCACTCGTGGTAAGCCCAGCGCTGATCACGTAATACACCGTGTTCAGCGTCAACCCACAGGGGATAGTGGTGCCACCAGTAAACACCACCTTGTCGTTTACGACTAACCCGTGGCAGTCGCAGTTGAAAGTCGGCGTGCCACCAGTAATGCTGATGCTGGTTACTATCTGCCGATTCTGAGTAGCACGAAAGCTACCCTTCCAGGTGGCGTTCTGGTAAATCGTGATGTCGTAGCTAGCGGGGGTGATCATCGGATCAGGGCTGTGTGGGCCAGGTCACGTTCCACGGAAAGCCGCCTTGGGACGGCACATCACGCAGAGCTTGGCGGTACTTCTTCCAGTCTGACTGCTGTTGCGCATCAAGCTTGACGTCTGCAAGTTGCGTCCAGTCACAAGCAGCAAGGCGTTGGTCGCGGTCTCGGCGGATCCGACGAGCTTGGTTCTCAGCAAGCTGCTGTTGTTGCTCCAAGGGAAGCGGCTGCACGTCCCAGCCCTTTACCCAAACGCCGTTGACGAGTTCGACGGGGCGCTCGACTACATGCTCGGTTCGATGGTCGCAAGCAGGGGCAGGTTCTTCTTTGATTTGGATGACGCCATAGCTTTTGAGATCAGCTTTTTCCAGATCAAGTGGAAAGCTGACATTGGGGTGCTTCTGTCGCAGCTCGCTGCGACCAATGGGTTTCTGTGGATCAGCAGCAAAGGCAAGCATTAGATGTCAGTCTTTGTTGAAGTCAGTGTAACCGCCGAATCCGTCAATGATGAAGCCGCTTCCGTCAGGGTGGCAGTGCTGCCGGTAAGAGTCGGCGTAACTGCAGTGTATAATTTAGAAACAGTAGGCCAAGCGGCGGAATTGTAAAAATAACTGCCATATGTGCCTGTAAGATTACCCGTTAAAGGCAGGTAAGCAATTAAACCATTTGGCGCGGTTGTTACATTTGAATATGTTAGACCGGCAAGGTACATTTTGTTAAGTCCAAAAATTGCCACGGCATAGCCATTTTCAGCATTTGTTGTGCCTAGATAACGCTGCCAAGAAATTGACAAATCACTTGCATATTTGACGACATAAAAATCCTGACGACGCTCAGCCCCGAAGTAAGTTCCAATGTCATTGGATGTTATCACGTACATATTATTACTGGAATCAGCAAAAGCGTCTACGGGATCGCTTCCGACAAATCTATCAATAGTTTTTGTTGTTTGTATGCTGCCGCTAGCATTATACTTAATAGCAAAAAAATCTGCGTTTCCAGTCCCAAAAACATAAATGTTGCCCGAAGAATCCGCACTTACAGTAGACGCGTACCAAGTTGTAAACGACTCATAAACCGCGCGCTGGAACTGAACCGTTCCGGATGAATTATATTTTACAGTCAAAAAGCGTTTATACGAAGATACTGTGTAGTATCCACAAACCACGGGATTTCCAGAGCTATCAATCGTCAGCCCGTCAAAGCGCGTCGCATAAATACTTGTTAGTCCTTTCTGCCATTGCAGTACACCAGAAGAGTTGTATTTTGCTATAAAACCTGCATCGGTTCCAGAATTGCTGTAATAACCAGCAATGTATATATTGTCGGAATTATCGACAGCAATTTTTTTGGTCAGGGCGCCAGCTATAGAGCGCTGCCAGCGTAGTGTGCCGGAGCTTGTATAACTAGCTACATAGCTTACATTGCCAACATCTTGTTCTGTCAAAACAACGTAAATATTCCCAAGGCTATCCAAGCATACGTCTTCACCAATTTGCGTATTAAAGGATTCTCCTAGGCTGCGCTGCCAACTCAAAGCACCATCTTTTGTTAATTTTCCAACCAATCCGTAGCCAACCGTGTTTGTGTAACGTCCCGCAAAATAAATATCGCCCGTTAAGCCTACCTCAATGCCTTTGATGTATTCGTTGTTTGTTGCTGTTGATAGCCTTGTGATCCAATAATTTTCTCGCGTGCCGGTTGCGATGGCGGCAAAAAATGCTTTACTTAACATCACGCATAGCTCCCAAGATAAGCGCCATATAAAGTGCTGCCTATCTTAAAAAACGCCAACATATCGTAAGACGTTAATGTTGGCGCTACATTTCCGTTTGCTGTAACCCATGTAACCGTTGGCCATGTCACTGTATATGAGCTGCCATTTGCCAACACAAGAAGTACTGACTGCCCCGACTGGAGTGCATCTGTAAACGAAGGGTTTCCCGTTAATCCAGTCGTTTGTATTGTACCGTTTGCAGGGTCTAGCGAAATGGACCCAGACGTGCCAAGGCCTGTATATACGGTTTCTTTAATTTCTTTAAGGGTTGTTTCACCGGTGACACCGAGTGTGCCAGGGATGCTGATGTTGCTGGCCCACTCGACGTCAGTGCCGGCAGCATTGGTCTGGAGGAGTTGGCGGGCAGTGCCGTTAGCGAGTTTGCTAACAGCGATCTCGGCGGATGCGTTGATGTCGGCGTTAACGATTACGCCGCTGCCGATTGCCGTTACACCGGCATTGCTGATCGTGATATCACCGGACATGGCGACGGATGTAGCCACGTTGCTGCCGTTACCGACGAGAATGTTGCCGCTGGTCAGTGATGCCAGCTTGCCAAATGCAATGCCTGCGCTGGCATTTACGTCGGCATCAACAATGACTCCGCTACCGATAGCGGTGACGCCTGCATTACTGATAGTGACATCACCCGACATTGCCACTGAAGTCGCAACGTTCGAGGCGTTGCCAACAAGGATGTTGCCACTGGTCAAGGCAGCAAGTTTGCTGTAGGCAATCGCAGCACTAGCGTTTATATCTGCATTGACGATGCTGGCGTTGCCACTTACAAGTACGTTGCCGCTTTGATTAGGCAGGGTGATCGTTCTGTCGGCTGTGGGGTCAACAACGGTCAGAGTTGTCTCGTAGTCGTCTGCAGTTGCTCCTTCAAAAACTAAATTTGCACTATTTAACGTGATGTTTCCAGTGAAAATTGCTCCGGTTCCGCCTGATAGTGCTGCTTTGTTTAGCTGCAGTTCCGCCAATGCGGCTTGCACATTTGTAGCAGTTAATCCGCTAATGCTTGCAACACTGACAGAAGATGCACCTGCTGTTGCACTTGCCCCAATGTATTGCCACGCACTTCCCGTAGATATAATCAAATCGCCCGCAACCATTGCCACGTTTGGAGCGTTACCACCGCTAGGTGTGCCGCCAACCGAGACAATTAAATAATATCTTGTGTTACTTGCGCTAGCCGCAGGCAGAGCGGCACTTGCGGTCAATCCAATAGCGGTACCAGCAGCAGTTACAGCGTCTACTACCCCAGCGCCCGAGGATGCGTTAAAAGTTCCAGCGAAAACAATTTCGCCACTAACGGCTGTAATTGGAATCCAACCTGTACCTGAATAGCAGTACAGATCTTCGTTGGTAACGTCGTAAAAGAATTGTCCGGAGTAGTCTGCGGCAGGGAAGTCAACTACGTTTGTAGTAGAAGCTGCTCCTCCAAATTTTGTAGTTGAGAAGTTTGCAAATTTGCTGCCTTCAATGCCATTAGCAGGCAATCGCGCAGAGCTAAGAGTGCCGCTGGTAACTTGGCTGGCGCTGAATTCGATGTCAGTCAGGTCTGCGCTGACTAGGTTGCCGCCAGCGGTGATGTGTCCCTGGGCATCAACGGTGACTTTTTCGTAAGTTCCGGGTGTGACGGTGTTGGTGTGGCTGATGGTGCCAGCAGCATTGACGCCAAGACCAGCGCCAGGGGCAACAACACCGACCGTTCCGGATGTGGCGACGGGTACATCCGCGCCAATCAGAGCGCGTCCGTCGGCGATTAAGCCCTTGGCGTTGTAGCGAACAACGTGGTACGCACTCGTGTTTTCAGTGACCGTGTTATCAATGACGATCTGGTTCCCGCTCATGGCGAGACCGTTGCCATTCACCAGAACAGCACCCTTATCCGTGGTGGTGGCAGTCGGCAGATCTGCCGGAGCAATCACGCGATAGGTGACGGAACCAGCGCCGGACGTTGGGCCAGCCAAGAACTGACTGGCAGCACCAGTGTTGTCGAGGGTGGTGTTAAGTGTGACGCTATCCCCGGTTTGAGTGACGGTGACATTTACGACGCCTTCGCTGCCGCCAATTACGGTGTTAACTGAGCCGCCGGCTTTGATTGCTTGCCAAGTGGAGCCGTCCCAGCAGTAGAGCTTGAGGTCGTCTGTATCGAGAGCGAACTGGCCGGTGAAGTCACCAGTTGCTGGAAGCGTGCTGACAAGGCGCGTTACAGAATTGTTCGCAAGCTTGGCGGCGTTTACAGCGTCGTTGGCGAGCTGCGAGGTATTGACGGTCTCGCCTTCAATGGCGCTGCCTGGTACTGAGCCAGCAGCGAACAGGATTTTCGCGCTCGGGATTGTGTCGTCGGCAATCAGCGTGACAGCCTTGCCGATGCCGTCCGAGATCGTGATGCTGCGTGTCTCGCTGGCACTGGTATCAGCGACGGCCAGCAGGTCGTTGGCGGCAAGGTTTGCGCCAGCTAGCTGGGGTAGTTCGCTGATCTTCAGGTCAGACACAGCTAGCCTCTCGTTCCGGTGTACTCAGTTTAGACATCGCTGTCTTCCAAGAGCAGATAGCCTCCGCCCTGTTCAAGCACAATAGGATCACCCGTCTCTTGTAGCAACTTGCGGCGTGGCGTTGTGTTGGCACGCAAGCGGATCGGTCCTGTAGCTACAAAGTCAATCGTCGAAACCACAATGTCGCCAGGGGCAAAACTTGTGGCGCTGCCCGTCACAATCGCATCAAATTCCCACCAGACTTGATCGTTGACCTGCGAGCCAGCAAAAGCACCACCGCTAGCGGATGTACCAAGCGTTTTGATGAAAAACTTTGCGTGGAACGCAGAGCCAATTTCTGTGCGCAGTACCAGTTGCATCAGGTAATGCACTGGTTCTTGATTTAGCTCGTTGACGTAATCCCACTGCGCAGTAAGCCGACCACTGCCGCTGATCAGGCTGCTGTATTGCTGGCGGTGCTCGTCCGAGAGCGTTGTAATATCAACTGTTTCGCGTGTTGTATTTAATTCATAATCTGTAATACATGCCAGCAGCCTGCCTGCAAGATCTTCTACTTCAACCTTGATAGGAATGTCGCGGTTGATGTCGGCAAGTTCAACAAGTCCGGCGGTACTTCCTTCCAAGCTGTCATTGAAGTTGTCGTACAGGCGGATGCCGCCAAGCTCGTCGACAAAGACGTACCACTTACCACTTTCGTGGACAGTCCCATCGCTCCAGCCGCTGGGGGACACAAAGTCGAGATCAGTGCCGTCTGTCGTGCTGATGGCAACGAGGTCGCCGCTAATCAGAAAACCTTCGTTGAAATCGAAACTGAAACGGTGACGTGTGCCGTTTACGTCAGATGGGTTGACAACAGATTCTTTGAAGCCTTCGAGCGATTTGCGTGTCAGCTCGATGTTGCCGATATTTCCGAGGTAAATTCCCATTACAACGTCACCTCACTCAGTGCTCCAGTTGTTTGGAAGCTGATTTGTGCTGACGTAATTTCACCAACACTGGCGCCAAAAGAAACGCTGGTGATATAGGCAGTGAAAGAAACGTCGTGATTTGTGTTGCCCTGAATAAGGCGCAGACGGATTACTACAGTGTCGCCGTCACTTACACCGTCAACCTTCAAGACCTTGCGCAGTGCGTCGGCTGCGTCGTTGCGCTCGGCGTCATCGCTGTAGTACAGAAGCGTGGCGCTACCGTTGAATTCTTGGACGCCGGGGGCGTATGTGCGTTGCGCGTTGCCAAGGCTGGTGGTCTCCAGCATCTCCACGCTGCCAGTCAGGGTCCAGTTTGTGACCTTGAGTTGGGTGGCACCGTCGATCAGCAGGGCGCCGTCTTTGCCAGTAAATACTTTGGCCATTAGATGACAGCCACCAGATTTACTGTAACGCTACTGCGACCGGGGCGAACAGACCGCAGTTGCGGTTCGGCTTCATAGCGCCACTTGCTGCCCGCTGGTGCCTGCATTGCAACCGATGTTCCAATCAACACAGCAGCAGGTAGATCAAATGTGCGCAACGTGCCGTATTGCGCGTCGTAGTCGGTCAGAAATAACTGAGCGTTACTATCGGAAATGTTGTCGTAACTCAGCGACAGTTTTGCGTTGCTGCGCTGGTTGCCGTACAAAATACGAATTTCGGATCCTGACTGCGAATTGAAACGCTTGACAGGCCAGTCACCTGGGCTGAACTCGCGGCTTGTTGGAACCAGTGCTGGAAACGTCATTACTCCTGCACCTCAAACGTGCCGGTCAAAATGTCTGCTGCAACAAGGCTAGCGCCGTTCTCGTCCACAGGAACGTGGATGGCTGAGATGCTGATCAGGCCGTCCTCTTCAATGGTTAGCTGCTCCACTTGGTAGATCGCTTGGTTGTTTTGCTGGGTCAGCAGCGTAAACAGGCAGCCATGCACATTGTCGTCAAGGACAACGCCTGCAGATATTGTGATGCTCTGCTCAACAATTTGCCCAAATTCAGGATCGTAAATAAGCGCGGTATAGTCACCATCCTCGATGGAGCTAATTGACACGAGCGTGCCAGCGTCGGTAATCGCACCATTGTTTTGTGCTGAGTATGTGGTGCTGGTGGTCAGTACGCGTATGTACGAGCCGGGCTCGATGCTCAGGCCATCTGGCACAGTTTTAAAGGCGACGCTATGGGTGATGCGGCGACGTGTTGCCAACAGGAATTTTGCCGTGAGTAGAGCCTGAGCGCGATTTGTGCAGAAATCGCTGAGGTCGATGTTTTGCTGGTTCGAGGTGTCACCGCTTGCGTCTGTCCATGAAACAACGGCAGATCGCGGTGTGGGTAGCTTGTTTTCTAGTGTTTCGCGCCACTGCACCTGCACTGTGGTGTCGATCCGCTGTGCTGCATCTAGGTAGCTGAGCTGCAGGCTGCCTTCGATGATGTTGCCTGCTGTGAAAATTTGCTCCACCGAAATTGGTAGTGCTGCGATTTTGCCGTTGCTGTCGTAGGGAAGTGCCGGCATCATGCCGAACCGCCCATTCTTGATGGTGAAATTACAGAGCTGCAATGAAGCTGCGTCGTACAAGAACGAGCGCAAATTTTCCGATTCTTCGATAACACCGTCAAAGAAGATCTTGTTGGCGTTCAAAAAGCGAGCGGTAATCGTAAGGCTTGCGGTGTCGATAAGCTCGGCTGGGATGGTGCTACCCAAGCCCTGCTCGGAGTTTTGAAGGAGGTACAGCACCAAGTCAGCGAAGTTATTGCTGGCTCCGGTTGTATTGTCTAGCAAGCGCGAAACGGCAATACCTTCCGGTACCCACAGTCGCATTTGATCGACGCTGCTTATTTGTCCGCTGCTCTTCATGCTCAAAGAGACGACAGACATGTTTGTGTATTCAGGCGTCGCATCGTTGGTGACGTACTCGTTGACGTAAACGATCTCGTGCTCGGGGCCGCTTTCGTTGCTTTTGTTTAGCTCTTCGAAATAGCTGCAGTCAGCGATGCCAGTGCCGATCTCAAACGAGCGTTCTGCTGTGCTCAGGTCGGCGTCCCTTGGGCGCAAGATTTTTTCTTCAACTTGAGTAACAGAAAAGGTAAGCGTGACCGAGGTGTAGCCGTTTGCCTTTGCGAACGGGTTTGTGATGCTATTTAAGCCGTTTACCTGTAAGTCAGCTTTTGTACCAATAGGCCAGCTTCCTACGTAATTCAAAACTGTGTACGAGATCTCTTGCCAAGTCCAGCGGCGGATGCTGTCTTTATCCTTGTCTTTATTTTTTACCGATGTGGCTTTTACCCTGAACTCCAGTGTGTGCTCGGGCTTGCCAGATTTTGAGACTGTGATTCGCTGGCTTTGAGTTGTGCCTTGATAGCGCTCGTCTGTTGCTGCGCCAAAGATGTGCGTCAGCCATGCGTCTACTACAGCTCGATTGTTACCTTGATTGACGCGCGTCTCGCTAACCGCGATAGCTGTGGGACTATAGGTGGTTGGCAGAACAGTGGGGACATTATTTGCGTCGCTCTTGTCGGTTAAAAGTTGAGGGGAGTTGGTTAAGTCGCTGATATTTACAACTATGCCATTGGTCTGCAAACTAAAAAAGCCGTAATCGGTCTCAAACAGGCTCCAGCCCAATACGCGCTCTTCGTCAGCCTTAAGACGCCATGCGGAGGCATCGGCGTAGTTGTGGTAAATATCAGCGCCTGTTTTCGGGATAAATTTGTACTCGTAGTACTTAGTATCGCTAGCTTTGATGCGAATGTAATTGTGCAGGTCAACGGGGCTGCGACCCACCACACACAAAAGTTGCGGAATTACATCCCACTCAAGTGTTATCAAACCAGTGGGTACTGGGCGCACTGCGATCTGAAAGAAGCTGGCGCGGTTGAAATAGCGCGTTTGGCGCGGAGTTGTAACCGTGACGCTCTTTTTGTCAAAACGGAAGAGCTTGGCTGGGGTGGGAATGGTGCTGAAATTGCACAAGCCTTCGGCGCGGTTCCAAACTTGAGATCGAATGCCTAGTTCGATGACTTGCGCTTCACGCCTAACTGGGCGGATCGAGGAGGCGTAGTAGCGACACAGCGGCCAATGATTGATGTCGCAGTGGATCGTTTCATCGAATGTGCTGCCCTCGTAGCCAGCCAGCGCTTTGCCGACAGCTCGTTCACCAGCAATACCGATGCGGTCGTCACCGAGGACTTCTACGCACTCCATGTCAACCACGAGGCGGCTGACGACGTTATCAATACCTTCGTTTTTGGTGACGCGCCACACGGTCGCACCAATAATCCACTCGGTGCCGACGCTCAACAGGTCCGATGCGTTTTCGCGCCAAGTTTTAGATGAGTCTTTGAGGTCTTTGACTGTGGTTTCTGTTTTGTACCCGTTGTAAGTGAAGTCGCTGTTTAGCTCCACCCAGTCTTGGCGGTAAAGCGTGAACTTGATCACATCGCCCTTTTGGGTGTTTACAACTGCTTTGCTGTTGTACTCGGTGGCGAGAGAACTGTTGACTGGGCGGTGGTGCGTAAGACCCATTGTGCGGGAGTAGGCGCGCCCCACGCCGGGCTGCCCGGCGCGAGCGTCAGCACTCTCCCTGTCGTCCGGAATTTGATCGGCGAGGCTGCCGGCAATTTTGCGGCGGCGAGCGCGAATCTCTTTCTTGGTTTCGTCGCCGTTTTCGCCCTCGAAACTGATGCTCGGGGCGCTGATGATTTCCCAGTTGTAGCGATACGCAGTGCCGTTGTGGATGGGCGTGGCAGTACCAAACTGCACCTGCGACTGGGGCGAGTGCGCCATTGACGCCGAGTCGTCAACGTCCTGCTCGATGCCTGGAGCAGTAAATACAAAAGGGCGACCGGATGTGCCGGAGTCGCGTGCGCCTTGGGTGCCACCGATCAAATTGCGGACACTGGCAGGGTTGTTTTTGCCGGCCTGTGAAGACCAGAACAGCGCGTATTCGTTGAGGTTTAGGTTGTTAAGTGCAAAGGTACCAAGGCGGACACCGGCAATTTTTGGCGTCGCTAGTCCGTACTGACCGGCAACGTAGATGCCCTCAAATGCGCGGTAGGTCCCGTAGGAGTAGACGCGGCTCCAAACAAGTGCGGGCGTCAGTGTCAGGCCGCCTGTATCTACACCATCAGCGCCAATATCGACCTTGCCGAAAGGGATCGGAATGACTTGACCGTACTCGGCAAGAGACGCGATATTGTCAAACGATGAAGTCTGATTGAAGCGACTGGGACCAATCTGGTTGCGCAGCTCGCGCTGCTTGACGCGCTTATCGGAAACAGCCGGGGGCTTGGGTGCCAGCAACATGCTGGCGGCAGTTAAGGCAATACCAATAGCAAGGTTGGTAAGAATAATTGTTGTTGCTGACTTTGCTGCAGTTTGTGCAGCTAAATATCCCGCAGCTACCAAAGGTGCTGCTGCATAAATTTCCGGGATATGCTCGTATTCGGCGGGGCGGACGCCTGCATATTGCGTCGCATAACGTACAAACTTTTTATACTCTTCCTCGCTGCATCCCAGCGCTTCGATCAGCGCGACTTCATACGGTAGGAGCGGCGGATCGTAAGCTTGTCCGCCGGTTTCCAGTCCACTGCGGAGATCAAGGGGTTTATGAAGAGGATACCGTTCTGCCATGCAACCCCAAATGCCAGCGGACTGGCGGCCAACAACGTGATGTCACCATCGTAAGCCGGCCAGTCAATGCGATTGCAGAAGCGTTCCAGCTCTCGCAAGACTTGCCGTGGCGTCATGGCATACCAGTCGGTATTGACCGCTGGTGGATTCATGTCCATTTCGCCTAAGGCGTCGAGGACAAGGTTGATGCAATCGTTTTCGCCGTAGGTGTAGGGGCGACCAATCAGGTGCTCACACACGTACAGAACTGGTAAAGGGGATGTTGCCGATTGTGCGGCGCGTCAACCGGCGGGCTGGTACGTTTGCATCAACGGCATCCAGCACGCTATTCAGCGAAACTTGGATGCTGGTTTCATCCCAGCCGCCGGCAGAGCAGACACCCCAATAGCTGTACAGAACGCGGGCGATACTGGCTTCTGACCACAAAACTGTGGTCACTTTGCCGACCCACAAACCTTGGATTGCTTCGGCGGTCCAGTTGCGCGTGATGTCGGTGTTGCCGAATTGCAAGGTGGCATCTAGGTTGTCGCCCTTGAGCGTTGCAACCGCACCACCAAATCCGAAAGGTAGGTATAGATAGTTGCGATTGTTGTGCGTAATCTGTTCGTTGATGCGAAAGTTTTGGAAGCTGAAGCGGGTTTGATTGGTTGGGCCTACCTCGAACAAGTGGCCGTAGTTGAATTCCATCAGATTCCGAGCCTCCCGCGAGCAGCAGCGCTGTTAGTCAGGGTTCGCATGGCGCGGCGTTCGCCTTGGATAGCGCCTTGTTGGGCGGCTTGTGCCATGCCGGCTCGGAACTGGTCAGCCGTAACGTACTCGACATTGTTAATGCGCTCCACGCTGTAGCGAACGTCGATGGGCTCCATCGTGGCCATGCCATTAGCAGCAGCCTCAGTAGTCGCGCCACCGCCAGCAGGACCACCGACCGCACCCGGGGAGCGACGGTAACGACCCATTGCGCCATCTAGCTTGGCAGCGACGCCAAGCTTTCCATCGGCACCACGCTTAAGCGGCATGATCGCCTCAGGGCCAGCCTCGCCCATAAGGCCGTTCTGCATCTCACCACCCTTGGCGTATTTGAAGAAGGTGGGGCGAGTGACGATGCCACCCATGGCGAATGGCTGGATGCCATTTTCCGCGTAAACATTACCTTTTGCGTTCAAAGCTGGCATTGAGAACGCCGCTGGATTAAAGCCAGCCTGTCCGCCGCCGAAAATGCCGCTGTAATTTGGAGCGCTTCCTCCGCTGAATGGGCTGGTGCTGATGCCTAGCGCTTTCATAATGCTTCCGTAAATAATCATTGCAAGCTGTTGAGCAATGATTTGTTGCGCCATTTGCAGGAAACTTTCGCCGATAGAACGCATCATGTCCGCTAATGCTTGTCTTGCGGATGTTGCGCCAGAAATCGTTTCGGCAAATGCATTAGCAAACGATTCGCCGATTGTTCTTGCGCCACTTGCTACTTGATTTTCAATGGAAACAAGCTCTTGCAAATCTGCTTTCATTTCCGCAAACGTTTCCATTGCAGGTGTCGCAAATTCACTTGGCGTATATCCAACATCAGCGCCAAAGCCTCCGCCGGCTGCACCAAAATCAAATGCAGCAATACCAGCTCGACGACCCATGGTCTGCATTTCTTGCGTCAGCCCCATGCTTTCAAGGATTTTGCGCTGCAATTCAAGCTCAGCAGTCATGTTCTGCTCAGTCTCAAGCTGAAGCTGCTTGTACTCAAGCTTGTTTTGAGCAATTTTTTCAGCGATACGCTCAACATCAAGCCCCTGCTGCAGCCCTTGAATACGCAAATCATCAAGCGCCGCGTTTTCCTCATTAATTGCGCTTTGCTTTACATCTGTCTGAAGCTGACGCTCTTTTAGTCGCAACGCATCAAGTTCTATTCGACTTGCGCCAGATGCGATCATTTCCCTTCTCTGGCGTTCAATTGTCGTTAATTCTTCAACAAGCAATGTCTTTAGCGACATATCTTGAATGCGTGCAAGATCTCTAAATGTCTCTTCGTATTGACGTTGCCGCTCCCGAGCAAGCTTCTCCGCTTCACGCGTTGCTTTTTCAGAATCTTTAGCGCCGGCGTCTCCACTATCAATGCCCGCTGCTCCACCTCCTCCAAACTGAGAAGGCTTAAATTCAGGAAACAGATCTTCAATTTTATATTTACCGCCACCAGGCTGACCTGTAATGCCAAACATTCGAGCAACCTGCCCGCCAAGCATATTTGCCAAAGCAACGCCGGGATTCGCTTGCATGAATTGATAAATGCGCTGCAGCGTGCGACCAAAAGCTCCTACCAACCTGGAAAGAACGCCGGTAATTGCCGCGCCAGCATTAACCCAGTCAGTAACAAATTGCTTAATTTGCCTGCTGTTCTCGTTGACCCAGTTAATCATATTTGTAAGAAAATCTTGCAGGCCAGAACCAGTTCTTTGGAAGAATCCTCCGAAGTTCTCAGATGCATTGTCAAGTGCAATTTGCAGCCGTACTCCAGCTTTTTCTGGACCTTCTGCGATCAGTTGAGCGATATCGTCGTATTCTTCAAGCTGTCCTCTCATGAATTTAACAAAGTCGGCAATTGTGACCTCACCGTTTTCAAATGCCTTTGAAAGCTCTGGAAGCGTCCGTCCAGTTGCGGCGGCAAATTTTGCTACAGCGCCAGGCAGTCGTTCGCCAATTTGCCCCGACATCTCCTCAGCACTCACCTTACCTTTGGATAGTACCTGTGTGGTTGCACGAATCAATGCATCAAGATCTTGTTGCGACTTACCAAACGCCACGCCTGAAGCAATCACGCCACGATAAATAGCCTCTGTTTCAGCAAAAGTTAAATTATTTGCCCTGGCTGCAACAGCAATCTGAGCCAAGCCTTCGATTGAAGGTTTCAGCGCGACTGCATAATCAGAGCTGACAGAGCGCGCAAGCTGCAGCAATTGATTATATTCTTGCTGACTACTTGCTGCCTGAGCAAGTGTGGTTTTTGCAAGATTTAATTCAGCCGTATACTGCGCAACTGCGCCTGCCTGCTGGCGCAGCATACCAATTTGAGCGCCAGCAGCCGCACCGGCAAATGCACCACCTACAGTACCAAGACCTGGCACTGCAGATCCAAGAATTGCACCACCAACGCCGCCAAGAAGACCTTCAACACCACCAAAAATACCGCCAGAAATAACAGCGCCAGCAGCCTGAACTGCCTGTCCAGCAGTCAGGCCTCTACGTCTTTTTCTGTCACGGGCTTCAAGCTGCCTATCGAAAGCCGCAAGTTCATCACGGAATCCTTTGTCGCGAACTCGACCTTCAAGATCAAGACCTTCTAGCAGCTTGTCAATATGAATTTGATCGTATTTAGATTGAATTTCAACTCGACGAACGCGCGCTTCTTCGTAAATGCGATTTACATCATCAAGTGAGCGCTGTATTGACTCCTGAGCACGACGACCAGCTTCCGGAAAAGGCTGAGGTCCGATAGGTGTCGAATACGCGCTTTCTTCAACGCGAATACGGCCAGGCGTGCGGGCTCCGCTCATAATCATGGCGCCAGTAGCCGGGTCGCGATACCCACCAACGCCAGGGGCCATTGGACCCTGCGTCCTGTAATACTCCTGAATACCAGCCAGCTTTTCTGAGCGACGCTCGACTCCTGCTTGTGCAATATCAAGCTTTCGGAATGCTTCAGCAGTACCGGTCAACTCACTGCGAAGTTCACGCTGAATATCAGCCATTCGATTGGCAACATCCACGTAACGCCCACTACCGCGCTCAACGTTCGCCAGTTCGGCCGTAAGCTCTGAAAGCTGCTGTTCAAGTGCTGCTGTCGTATTAGGTAGGTCAGGTAAGCGACTCGGGCTTGCATAACCACCAGTAAAAGTTGGATTTTGATAAGCTTGAAATCCAGCAATCACCTCAGCTCGCCCCGTGCGACCAGCCTGGGTAATTGTCATTAAGCGAATTCGTTCAAGCGTTTCAAGATATTTTTCAGAATCAAAGCGAAGTCCGGCCATGCCGCGACGAAGCGCAGCAATTTGACCGGAAAGCTTTTCTGGTGTGGCGCCAAAACCTTGGTTAAGTGCGCGACTGAATTCCTGAGCCTCGGAAGACAAGCCAGTCAGCTTGCCGCGCGCATTATCAATATCTTTACCGAGCTGAGCAAAAGCAGACGATCCCGGTCTGGTTTGTTGCTGAAGCTCCTTTAATGCGGTGATTTGACGCTGAAATGCCTCAGCGCTTTGCTTAGACGAAGCAGAGGAGCGAAGAATAGCTTCTCGTTGACTATCAATTGCAGCAGTTGAACCTTTTAGTTCTGTTTCAAGCTGGGCAATGCTATTTACAAGTCGGCTATAAGTTGCACTACCAATTTCAGCCTGTCCACGTAAGCCCTTAAAAGCTTCAAGCTGACCACGAATAAGCTGCTCAGTCCGTCCGCTCGCTTCACCAAACTCAATAATGCTGCGACGTGCTTTTTCGATCGTCGCATTATTAGGCCCAATGGCTTTTTCAAGTTCGCGAAAAGAGCTTTTCAGCTTGTCAAGGCCCTCGGCACCTTGAATACCAAGCTTGACCAGAATTTCGCTTACCTGCTTAGCCATCCTTGTCCTTGGCCAATTCGCTCAACGCTGCAGCCTCCATTATTTGAAGACCTTCCAGCATCTCGCGGCGATTGTCCACATTGTAAAGGTCAAACATCCCGCCAGCACACAGCATCACCTCATATCGCAACCCGAGGTAGCCAGCCATCGTTGTGTTCCACTGCGTCTGCATCCGTAGGAACATCATCACGACATCCCAATTTTCGTCCCACACCTCAAAATCGACCGCTTCATCACGCGGCTGCTCAGGGAGAACAATGCCAAATGCAGCAGCGTCCTCCCCGGTTTTATCCTCTACACGCTTGCCACCGCCTGCCCAATAGACGGCAGCATCTTTCAGTTTCCCTGGCGCGCGCCCTCAAAAGTTTCGGTATAAGCCTTCAGCACACCGCGAATCCAGTAGGGGTCATCCGAAAGATCGCGCATGGCCTCAATCGAAAACGGCACTTCTTTGCCATCCTCGTCCTGAATGCCTTCCCAACCGACCATGATCACCTTCAGCAGATCCAGCTCGCCCTTCTCGCCAAGCTTCTGAAACTCCTTCCGGCCAACACGCTTGAATTTGGCATCAAAGGTGACCGTGTCAAAAGTGCCGCCATCACTCGGCTCTTCGATGCTCACCGGCCAAGAAAAAACTTTAACTTTTTTACGGACAAATGCCATGCGCAATGAAGGAGATACTGCAACAGCATACACCCGACAAAAAGGGGCCGCATTAGCGACCCCCGAACCGTCTTCACCCGTTACACCTTAATCAGGTGTAAACAAAGCTGAATTCGTCATTGCCACTGGTAGAGGGCACGCAGGTGAACGGAATCGTCAGCATGTGGATGCCGTCCTGATCGCTGTAGCTCACATCACCGATGTCCACCCGAGTAGAGGCGAAATCAAAGATGTTGCCAGCGGTCTGACCGTGCTGGAACAGCAGGTTGCCCAGGGTCCCGTCGCTCAGCGCTGCAGTGAAGTAGTCCTTCTGAGCAATGGTCGGTGCTTCGATCACGACGCTGCCAGTGCTAGCGCGATCAGTCAGCAGCACCTGCTTGGTGCAGTTGATCAGGTCGCGATACACCAGCGTATTGCCGATATCGAAGGTCACCGACTGAAGGCAACCGCTGTAAGACAGCAGTTCAAAGCCAGTGGTGTTGCCCTGCTTCGCGATCACAGGAGTTGCCTGGTTCGCGTAAGTAACTGCAGGAGCTGCCGTATCGGTCGGCGCGTTGTACACACCAGTGAATGTGAAATCAATAGAAGGGATCTCACCCACAGTCATATTGAGGCTGAAAGTACCGCGAGCACCAGTCACTTTGTGCAGTACACCATCAATGTTGTAATAGATGGTGCAGCTACTAAAAGCAGAGCTAACAGGGGCGTAGGTCACGCTGGTGCTAGCAGATACGGTTTCGCTCATGCCGCAAGCAAGCAAAGCTTTGCCGTAGCGGGGAGCGGTGCCAGCAGTGCCAGATCCAGCAAGCTCAACGCTGAATGTGCATTCAACGCGAGTGTTAGCAAGCAGTTGCTCAGATGCACCCAGATAAGGGCGCACCAGATCGCGGCTTACGACATCACTCTGCAGAGGAGTGATATTCAAATCCCGCACCAGAATGGCGTCGGCGCCGTCGGGAGTCGGATCGGTCCCGTAAGTCGTCTCCGTCTCCAGCAGGATCAGGCGTTTCCGAGTTAAAAGGGGCATTGGAAATTACCTCTGGTCGTTCAGGTGGCAGCGTTCGTGAAACAAGGGTACGAACGCCTGTCTCGGGGTCAAGGATGTACGAGCCACCTTGCCCTTGAAACTCATCCATTACTGTAAATCGGGTGGCTTATCAGACTTTAGGACGACAAACTCGCAACGCTAGTCCGATATTGAACAATATAATCATTGAAAATTACGCCTGCAGGCTGATCGGCATCAACAAGATTGAATGACACCTCATCAGGCTGCACGTCAATTGCGTAACCACCAAGCGTCAAATCCGCAACCATGTTGGCGTGCATGCTTTCAATCACAGGATCAGCAAGCTGATCAGGCACGTCACCCCTGACGATCACGCTGACCCTGACACGCATGCGCCAGTCCAGCGTTGGCAAACTGGTGTTCTGAGTTGGCGTATCACTGATCGGCTCTACCACGATCGCTGGTGACTCAGCGCGCTGCACAGCGGTTACTCGACTGCGATAAACGCGACCATTCACCCCCGCCGTGCCAGCCAAAGCGGTAGTAATCGCTGCCAAAATTTGCTCACGCTTGGTCGCCATTGAATCCTCGCTGTGGAAGCTTGCCAAACGGCCCTGGATCCGAACCGCCGCTCACGATTGATTTCGCTCGATAATAAATGTAACAGTCTGTTTTACCCGCCACCTCCAAAGCCTGCATCACCTTGACCCAGTTTTTGAAAGTATCGCGATCCATCGCTACAGCACCACCCCTGGTCCCATCACGACCAAGGCCCCCGTATTGCTATTCCCCCTCGTCACGCGACCGATTGGCTGCTTGTTGGTCGGAGCCGTAGTGGTAAATCCTCCACCCTCTGCAACATACAGCGCTGAATTGACCGCATACCCATTGGTATCCATCATCGTGATCTCACCATTGATCACTACATGTCCGTCTGCCCCTGCCGCAAGAGCCGCATCAAGAATTCCAATTGCAGGCATCTTGGCAAGGTTGGCTGCATCAGCCGCTGCCACAATCACCGTTGCAGTGTCGCCAACATTTCCTGTGATGTAAACAGGCGTACCCTTAGCAAGGGTTGATGCAGTGCCATTGCGGCAATGAATATAAACAGGGCCAGCAAGGGCACCGTGAATATGGGGCAGCGTTGCAATACCAGTAACAGATAATGTCGTAAATGTTGGATTGTCATATCCCTGCACATACAACAGCGAATTCCAAGCTGTTGTTCCATTGCCTAGCTTTAGCTTTCGAGTGTCAGACTCAAACCCGACTTCCCCAGCAAGCAGCACTGGATTGGCCGCCGTCCAAGCTGCAGCAGTACCGTTACGAAGCTTGAAGCGCGTAATCGTGTCGCTCATGGCGTGCCACCGTCAAGTACATTCCCGGCCACATACGTCGTCGCAGGGCCGCCTCCATCAAGAATAACGACACTGTCTGTATCGACTCCATCTCCATCAAGCACAGCAGCAGACACTGCAGCCAACACTGGCGTCGCGCTGCGCTGCAGCATCAAATCGCAAAATTTTCCGTCATCTAGCAATTCAACCGATCGAACCGTGTAAGGCAACCCATCGACGTTCACGCCAGCGCCATATTGCAAATCACCAAACAAGCTCGCAAGACAAGTGACTTTGTAGTCAGTCGTCAGCACCACGCCATCCGCCACCATTTCGCTCGGCATATCAAGAATTCCAAGCCCACTTGCTGACCCCGCTGAAATCGGCACACCGAAATCAGCAAGGAATACGGTTAGGTCTTCCGTGAGTGCCATCGTCATTAGCAGGCCCGATGCTGAAAGCAGAGCGGGAACAGTGAAATTCTAAGCACAAAAAAGCCCCAGGTCACCGAAGCGACCCGAGGCCCCTCTCCGTCCGCTATCAAGCGTACTTCTTCACGCCAACACCGTTGATGGAATAGGTGTGGGTAGAAGTCGAAGTAGTCGACACAGCCTTGATCCAGCGCTTAGCGGCGCCCTTGGGGAACACCAGATACTGCTTAGAGGCAGAGGTGCTCACCTGAGTGAATGCCACAGCAGCAGAAGCAACTTCAGAACCGCCGCGATAAAACGCAGTGGTTACATCGGTGTAGCTACCGCCAGAGGTGTCGCTCGACTGGATTTTGACATCCAGAGTCGAAGTACCACCAGCCTCGACATCAAGAATAATCACGAGGTCGCCCTCGTAATCATTCATGTCAACAGCGGTGCCATCCAGGTTGGAAGTGCGCTGAGCAGTAGGAGCAAGCGCAAAATGCTGCAGCTTCTCCAGACCGGTAGAAAGAATGGCCATGATCAGTCCTCCTTAGGGGCATAGGTGCGGGCCTTACGCACGGGCTTGGCCGGCTCAGGCTTGATTTCTTCCGTCACCTCGACAGGTGCGGGCTTCTCCACGGCAACCGCCACAACAGCTTTGCCGCTACCAACCAAAAGGTTCGCGTCAGCTTCACTCACCTCGATAAAGGAGCCGGCCGAAACCGGCTCCCCCGAGACCATGACTTGACGCAGGATCTCGACCCTCATAATCAGGTGCCGTAGCAGAAGGCGCCAGGCTGCTTAACAGCCACATCCACGTCTTGCAGCGCGATCACGCGAACGGTGCCAGCGGTGGCACCAGCGTAAGGATCAACAGTCAGATCCAGACCGCTCCACATGCCCATGATCATCATGGAGAAGTCGCCGAACAGAGCGTCGTTGTTGGTGAGCTGGTTCGACACAACAGCGGGATAGCCGTTGATCTCACCGTCCTCAAACACGAAGCCAGCGGCCACGGCAGAAGCAGACTTGGCAGTCGACTTCAGGGCACCGCGAGCAGCAGCGTTAATGATGTAACGCAGGCTGCCGGCATCAGCGTTAGCAGAGGCCACATCGGTTTCCATGCCGATGTACTCCTCGAAGGTGCCGTAGGTGGTGATGGTCTGGCTACCAATACCGGTGGTGTTCACCAGGCCCAGAGGCTGGTTGCTGGAGCCAGTGCCGTAAATAGCAGCGCGGTCAAGCTCAAGAGCAATCACGCGAGCCAGATCGTTGCGGATCATGCCCTCAACGTCAATCGAGGACTGAAGCAGCAGACGACGGCTGTAGTCGACATAAGCACCCACAGTCTTGGGGGTCATGTTGACTTGATCGATTGCCTGCTGGCTTTCGGTCGGGCTGCTGTTTTCACCCACCCAGTAGGCAGTAGCAGCAGAAGTCTGACGGGGGATGCTGATGTTGCCCTGCAGGCCGGTCAGCATGGTCACGCCAGCCTGGGCCAGTGCCAGACGGTTGCGCAGCAGGTCGATGAACGAACCAGCAAGCAGCTCATCAGCAACAAGGTTGCCACCAGCAGTGGGGGTGCCCACCACCAGATCGCGACGCAGCACTTCGTTGGGAATCACGATGCCGTTGCTGGCACGCTCATACTTCTGAGCAGCAGCCTTGCCGACTTCGATTTCAAACTCAGCAGCGCGACGAGCCGAAGCATCACTGGGGTTAGCCAGATAGTTCAGCGCACGAGCAAAGCTGAAAGAACGAGTCTCCTTATCGGAGAGGCCAACATCATTCGAGGTGATGTCAGCAGAGCGGATGGGTTGTTCCACGGGTTGAGAGCCGAGTTTTTCAAGGACGGCGGCGCGGGCCTCATCGAGGGTGCGACCACCTTCGATCAGCTCACGAGCCAGGTCTTGCATCTGGTGCTTATCGCCCAGTGCGCTGATGGCGGCGATACGGGTACGCTCGGCCTCTGCGGCCTTGGACC